GGGTTTTGGCAGTAACCTTGTACAAGCGTTGAGTGATGATGATTTGGCAGGCATTAGTAGTATGGTGCTTGAAAAAGTAGAAGAAGACAAAAGTGCAAGGCAAGAGTGGATCAATACCTACATAAAAGGATTGGAGTTGTTAGGTGTAAAGTATGAAAATCGTACTGAACCCTTCCAAGGAGCAACAGGTGTAATACATCCGATGCTAAATGAAGCAGTGTCCCAGTTTCAATCACAAGCGTATAAGGAACTGCTCCCTCCCAGTGGTCCTGTACGTACACAAGTAGTAGGCGATATTACACCTGAGCTCGAAAAACAAGCAGAACGTGTTAAAGATTACATGAATTATGAGATTATACACACTATGGAAGAGTACGATGCTGAGTTTGACCAGATGTTGTACTACTTAGGGTTGTGTGGATCGGCATTTAAAAAGGTTTACCGTGACCCACAGATGGCAAGACAGGTGTCAAAGTTTGTACAGGCTGAAGATTTGTTAGTGCCATACAACGCTACGGACTTAAATTCTGCAGATAGAGTCACACAAATCATCCATATGTCAGAAAATGAATTGAGAAAACTCCAAGTGAATAATTTTTATCGTGATATTGACATAAAATCAGGTAAAAGAGACACAGATGATGCTGATGATACTAAAGATTCTATTACTGGAGTGTATTCTAGTGGTGATTATGATGAAGTTACCCTTTTTGAGTGCCATTGTTACCTAGATATAGAAAAATTTGCTGATAAAAACGCTGAAGGTGAAGAAACGGGCATCAAATTACCTTATATTGTGACAGTAAGTAGTGATAATGGCGATGTTTTATCTATTTATAGGAATTATGATCAAACAGACTTACTGAAAAAGAAAAAACAATACTTTGTCCATTATATTTTTACACCAGGATTAGGTTTTTATGGCAATGGGCTCATACATCTACTAGGTAATCTTTCTAGAGCGGCGACGGCAAACTTAAGACAACTGATTGATTCCGGTACTTTAGCTAATATGCCTTCTGGTTTTAAAGCCAGAGGGTTACGTATCCGTAATGATGATGAGCCTTTACGTCCAGGGGAGTGGCGTGATGTTGATGTTGTTGGCGACCAACTAAAAAACTCATTTTTTAACCTCCCCTACCAAGAGCCGAGCGGGACATTGTTTCAGTTACTCGGCTTTGTGGTACAAGCGGCTCAAAAATTTGTGGGAACTACCGATATGGGTACTGGAAATTTACAAAATAAAGAGATGCCCGTCGGAACAACCATAGCTTTGTTAGAGAGAGGAAGTCGTATCATCAGTGCAGTACACAAACGTCTGTACAATAGTATGAAACAAGAATTTAAGTTAATAGCAGATTTAATCTCACAAGAAGGTGGTGCATATCCTTATAATGAAAAAGGTGATAAAAACGCCGATTTTGATGCTCGTATTGATATAGTCCCCGTTGCTAATCCAAACATATTTAGTATGGCACAAAGAGTGAGTTTAGCTCAAGAACAACTTAAATTGGCTAGTTCAAAACCAGAGATGCACAATATGTACGAAGCTTATAGAAGAGTGTACAATAGTTTAGGTGTGGATAATGTAGAACAAATATTGCCTCCACCACCACAACCACAACCCATGGATCCTGCTATAGAAAATGGTAAAGTCATGGCTGTGTTGGGTGGTCAAATGAAATTAAAAGCATTTCCTGAACAAGATCATGATGCACATATATCTGCACATTTAAGTTATATGTCAAGTATGATCGTGAAAGGTAATCCAGCCATGTTACAAGTTCTACAGCAACATATATTTGAACACATAAGTTTGAAAGCAAGTATACAAGCCCAAGCTGAAATGCAGAATCAAAGTATGGATCCAGCGATGATGCAAGGTAGATTAGCACAACTACAAGCAGAACTTATGACCCAATATTTTCAACAAGAGGCACAGATATTGGGTAGTGGTAAACAAGACCCATTAGTAGATTTAAAAGCAAAAGAGCTTGAGCTCAAACAACAACAAATTATGCAAGATGCTCAAAATGATCAAAACAAATTAAATCTTGATAAACAAAAATTACAACAAAATACAATAATACAAAAAGACAGAATAGATACAACAGAGGATATAGCTAATATGAGAGCACAAAATGCTAGGTATATCGTAGAACAAAGGAATAAACAATGAGTGATATTGGATTAGCAGGAGGAGTATCTTCAGCAGATGTAAACTTCCAAGATTTGCAGGAAGCTCAATCCGATCCGTCTTTTCAAGGCGTTGGTAGTTTTTTTCCTGGAACGAATATACAAAGACAAAGACCTCAAGGTAAACCTTTTTCTGTGAGGCAAAGAGAAAAAGAGGCTTTAGCAGGAGTTGATCCGTTACTGAATTTGTTACGATATAATACAAACAAATCTTTTTTCGATAATGTTTTAGATTATGCTATTCCTAAATCTATAAGACCATCAGGTAAAACTAATTTAGGAGCCCTTAAAATGTTGTTTCCTTCTACTACAGCAAGAACAATAGCCTCAATAGTAGATGGAGCGTTAACTTCATATGACGAAACAAAAAAGGAAACGACAGATGTTGTTGATAAATTAACGTCTGAAGCAGTCAAAGCTGAAGATACAATTCAGTCTGGTTTATTAGATTTAATACCAGAAAGGTTTCGTCCCGTTCCAGCCGTTCCAGTACCAACTAAACCACAAACCTTTGATGTATTAGAAAAAAGAGCATTACCGAGTTTAGATCCCGATTTACAATTAATTCCAAACGAAAGCGTTCCTCAGGTTAATCCTAACTTAATTAATACATCAGACGCTAACCTTACTGGGGCGGTCACACAAAAAAGCATACCCTCTCTAGGTTATACACCAGGAGTTTCACCATATAGTGTTACCCCAGAGCAAAACGTATATGGGATACAGAGTTTGTTACCTCAAATCCCTAACGAAAAAAGCATTCTCGCACAACAGATACAATCTATTTTAGCCTCTCCGGATCTAAAAGGTGGTGATATAAGACAAGATATGTATCAAGATGCTCAGGGTAATTTAGTTTTAGATACGGCACAACCTTTTGCTGGAAGGGGTTTAGAATCTCTTCTTGCTCCATATGAACCTCTCGTAAATCAAGCGATTGAAAATGTAATAAGACCAGATGAAAACAGTGGTATTTTTACTGGTCGTATCGTACCTAGAGGCGATGATATAAGAGATTATTATCAAAGATTTAGATTCCCAATTTAAAAAGGAGAAAAAAATGAGTAAAAGCAGAATAAAACAATTAAATTCTTTACTTGAAGGATTAGATCCCGGAAGTGAAAGGTATGAAGAACTTAAAGAACTTATCGACGCAGAAAAGTTTCAGGGTAATTTAAATGAAGAAGAAGTGGATATGTTGAAAGACATGAAGATGATGGGGGGTATGGCTGGAAGTAATATGGTCAGACCAACTAATAATCAAGTTAGAAAATTTGCTGGAGGCGGAGCACTCATGGGACAAATGAAAGCTAGAGACAATCGTGCTGACATGGAAGCAGGAGGCATGGTGAGTCGTGGTGGCAGAATGTCAAAACAAGGTATAAAATTTAAAGGGGTGAAGTGAGTCCTGCTTTTGTTTTAATGTGTTATCTATCAGGAGCTCCAGCAGGAACGTTACACTTTGGTGATGTCAATGAGTGTAATTATTTTAAAAAAGCATTAACCGAACAATACATCATCATTGGAGAAGAGGAAAAAAGATACTCATGTTTTTGTAAATTGGTTAAAGTAGATAAAAATAGAGTAAAAGTTTGGTAGGAGTTTAAAATGTTACAAGCCTTAATCGGTCCCGTCACAAGCATTGTTGGAAAGTTCATTGAGGACAAAGATCAAAAAAATAAATTAGCTCATGATTTAGCAACCCTCGCACAAAGACATGCACAAGAATTAGCAAAAGGTCAGATACAAGCTAATACAGAACAAGCAAAACATCCAAGTTTATTTGTTGCTGGAGCTAGACCAGCGATTATGTGGATCTGTGCTCTTGGTTTGCTAACCCAATTTTTTATTATGCCTATCGCAGAATGGGCTACTGCTATTTGGATGCCTGATATTAAGTTGCCAGAATTAGAAACTGGCGAATTGATGACATTAACATTATCACTTTTAGGATTAGGAGGTATGCGTTCATGGGAGAAAACGAAGGGCGTAGCACGGGAGAACATGAAGAAATAATTTGTATGAGGTGTAAGGTAAAAATGACAGAACATAAAGAAGAGTTACAAATTCCTTTTCATGGTGAAGATGTTTGGTATTATTATGTTTGTCCCGTCTGCAAGTTGAGGTATGAATAGTATTTTATTGGTAAAGGTGTTAGAAATGAGTTTATATGAGAACATACATGCAAAAAGAAAAAGAATTAAAGCAGGAAGTGGTGAAAAAATGCGTAAACCCGGACAGAAAGGTCGTCCGACTGCTAAACATTTTAAAGCGGCGAAAAGAAGCAAGAAAAAATAAAAATTGCAAGACCTTTTCCGACATTTGAGAATACATGCAGGAGTGAGTTATATGAAACAAAAAATAAAAAAAGTTGCTAATAAACTAGAAAAAGCATCAAAAGCTCATGCGAAACAAGCTAAAACTTTAAAAAGTATTATTAAGAATGGCAAAAAGAAAAACAAAAGATCCTAAAGTAGGAACTGGTAAAAAACCTAAAGGAACTGGAAGGAGGTTATATACCGATGAGAATCCCAAAGATACTGTCAGCATTAAGTACGCGACTCCAGCGGATGCTAGAAAAACTGTGGCAAAAGTTAAAAAGATTAAAAAACCTTATGCTAGAAAAATTCAAATCCTTACTGTCGTGGAACAGAGGGCAAAATACGGAGGTAAGCCTATCCAAGCCTCCATCGCGAAAAAGGGGAAGACCGCCCTCAAAAAACAAAGGAAAAAAGTAAAAAAATAAATGGATCTTTACTTTTATGATAGAATAAGTAATATTCTAAAAGATAGGCAGAAAAATTTAGAAGAACAAATACTGCACGGCAGTATTGAAAATTTTGAAGCTTACAAGGAAGCGAGAGCTAGACTCTCAGAACTTGCAACATTACAACAAGAGATACGTCTCTTGCTCAAAAAGGTGGAAGATGAATAGAGGAAAATTAATAATCCCGAAAAGATTACAAAAAAAATTTCAAGAAGAAAAACAAGAACCCAAAAAACCCCAAGAAACATCATTAGAAAAAATGCCAGAACCAACTGGTTGGAGGATTTTGATCTTACCCTATAAGGGGCAAGGCAAAACTGAAGGTGGTGTGCATTTGCCAGATCAAACAGTAGAGCGAGAAGCACTAGCAACTGTTTGTGGATATGTTTTGAAAGTGGGACCTCTTGCATATAAAGATCCAATTAAATTTGGTGAATCTTATAATCCTTGGTGTAAAGAAAAAGACTGGGTGATTTTTGGAAGGTATGCTGGAAGTCGATTTAAAATAGAAGGTGGCGAAGTTCGATTATTAAATGATGATGAGATATTAGCTACTATAAATAACCCCGAAGATATTTTGCATATATAGGAGATCAAAATGGCAGAAGCACAAGCAGAACAAAAAGAGCTACCTTTGGAGGACAATACCGAGCAAGTAGAAGTCGATTTAGAGGAAAAACAAGAAAAAACTGAAGTTAAAGAAGAAGAACAAACAGAAACGAATGAAGAAAATTTAGATTCATATAGTAAAAAAGTCAACACACGGATAGATAAATTGACATATAAATTAAGGGAAGCTGAACGTAGAGAGAAAGCCGCTCTTGATTATGCCAAAAATTTACAAGCTCAAAACAATGATTTGATGCAACGTAGTAAAACTATTGATGACAGTTATATTAAAGAATATGACGCAAGAGTCAGCACAGAAGAACAAACACTACAAACCAAGTTAACTGAAGCTATAAATAATGGAGATGTCGAGAGTCAAGTTAAAATACAGAAAGATATGGCTAGACTCGCTGTTGAGGCAGAAAGATTAAATAAAGCAAAAGTTGACAGAGAAGAAAGTGTTAAAAAAGCAGAAGAGGCAGTAAAAAATGCTTCTACAACTGAATCACCACAACAACAAGAACAAAAACCAGTTCACCCAAAAGCGAAAGCATGGGCTGAAAAAAATACATGGTTTGGACAAGATGAACCTATGACATTAACAGCGTTCAGCATTCATAAAGAGTTAGTGGAAACACAAGGCATGGATCCTACATCTGATGAATATTATGATGAAATCGATGCTCGTATAAGAAAAGATTTTCCTCATAAATTTAATTCGCAATCTACCCCAACAAGCACTCCCGTTGCAGGAGCAACGAGGTCAAGTCCTGCAAAAAGTGGAAAAAAAGTCACATTATCTAAATCAGAGGTTGCAATCGCAAAGAAACTTGGTGTATCATTAGAGCAATATGCTAGACAAAAACAATATTTAAATAGCAGAACGTGAAGGAGTCATTATGACAGATAGAAAACCACGCACCATTGAGACTAGAGAAAAAACAACTCGTAGGACTCCATGGAAACCACCATCTACTTTAGATGCACCCCCAGCTCCAGAGGGATATAAACATCGTTGGATCAGAACTTCGGTTATGGGTTTTGACGATAAGAAAAATCTTTCTGCTAGAATCCGTGAGGGATTTGATTTAGTTAGAGCTGATGAGTATCCAGATTTTGAGGCACCGACAATCCAAGATGGTAAACATGCTGGAGTGATTGGTGTGGGTGGACTGGTACTCGCAAGATTTCCTCTTGAATCAAAAAAAGAAAGAGACACATATTTTCAACAGAAAACATCCGATCAAATGGATGCCGTCGATAATGATATGATGAGAGAGCAACACCCAAGTATGCCTATCCTTAAACCAGATAGGCAAAGTCGTGTAACTTTTGGAGCGAAGGCAACTAGCTCTAAATAACTTTAACTTATGAAGGAGACTTAAATGTCATTTACTATAGATGCACCTTTTGGTTTACGTCCTCATAATTTACTGGGTTCGGCTTCCAACTCAACTGGGTTGACTGCATATAAAGTGCAAACTGCGGCGACTGCCGGATCATCTAGTGCAATTTATCAAGGTGATATGGTAATACCATTAGCAAATGGTTTAGTTGACGTCAGTGCGGCTGATGGCGGAAGCGTAGCTATACTCGGAGTTATGAACGGATGTGAATACATAGATACTGACGGGAAACCTCGTTTTAGTAACTTTTATCCAGGAACATCTTCTATAAAGTCAGGTACAGAGGCAAAGGTTTTTGTTTACGATAACCCTTTCCAAGTATTTGAAGTGCAAGGAGATGCGACCTTAACAAATGCGGCGACGGCACAAGGGCTTGTACATTCAAATGCTGAAGGTACTGGATTTGGATCGCAAAATGGATCAACTGGAAAATCCATTGGCGAAATATCTGTATCAACAGCAGGAGCCACAACAACAAGTGATAACTTTAGAATCTTAGGATTTAAACATGATTTTGAAGAGATGACGGTTACTGGTGCTGGAGTTATTTTTTTAGTGAGATTGAATGTACACTTTCACTTATCAACTACTGGCTTATAGGAGGGTACTATGGCTATTGCAAGATCACAACTCCTTAAAGAATTAGAGCCAGGATTAAATGCTCTTTTCGGATTGGAGTACGACAGGTATGACAATGAACATGCCGAAATTTATGACACAGAAACTTCTGACAGAGCTTTTGAAGAAGAAGTGATGTTAGCTGGATTTGGAACTGCCCCTGAAAAACAAGAGGGAGCCGCAGTTTCATTTGACACAGCTAATGAATCTTTTACTGCTCGTTATACACATGAGACTATCGCTTTAGCTTTCGCTATTACAGAGGAAGCAATTGAAGATAATCTTTATGATAGACTATCAAGCAGATATACAAGAGCTTTGGCAAGATCTATGTCTAACACAAAACAAGTTAAGGCGGCGAGTGTTTTAAACAATGCTTTTGATAGTAGCTTTACTTTTGGAGACGGTAAGGAGCTTTGTGCTACTGACCATCCAACTGCAGGAGGAGGCGACTTTAGCAACGAACTAGCAACATCCGCTGACTTAAATGAAACATCATTAGAACAATCACTTATTGATATCTCTGGATTTATTGATGAAAGAGGTCTTAAAATTGCTCTAATGGGTCGTAAGTTAATTATTCCAGTTAACCTTCAGTTTGTGGCTGAAAGGTTGATGGCGTCAAATTTACGTCCAGCTACTTCTGACAATGATATTAATGCAGTCAGAAACATGGGTATGTTGCCTGAAGGATATGTGGTAAACCACTTTCTAACAGACACAGACGCATTTTTCATTAAAACCGACTCACCAAATGGCTTTAAGCATTTTGAAAGAGCGGCGATTGCAACATCAATGGAAGGCGATTTTGATACTGGAAATGTGAGATATAAGGCAAGAGAAAGATATAGCTTTGGCGTATCTGACCCTCGTTGTGTATTTGGCTCTCCAGGAGCTTAATTCAAGGATCCCCTTGAAGATTAAAGAGCGGCTTTACAGTCGCTCTTTTTTTATGGTATAGTTTGTATACCTTGACGAAGAATAAACTTCGACATTTGCCAAGACAAGGAGAATGACATGGCTAATTCAACTTTTTCAGGTCCAGTCCGATCAAAGGGCGGATTTAATGTAATTAACGAAAATAGCTCAAGTGGAGCTATTACGGAAACTGGTTTTTCAGTAAATTCAACTGGACAACTTATATCATTAGGTACAAGAAAAATTCAAACATTTGCAATCAGTTTAGCTGATACTAATGCGGCGAGTGTTACTTATGGAGATAATGATGTGCTTGTAGAGATAGGTGAACTTAATACAGATCACCCAGATGCTTTAGTAACTGCATCAAAATTTTTTATTCATAAGGTTGTACTTGGAATAACCACTGCGGCAGCGAGTGATGCTAACTCTTTAGCAAATCTTCAATTGAGTGCAACTTCTGGCACGGCTACGAATACTGCAATATCCTCTGGTACAGAGATTGTGGGAGCAGGAGTTACATCTTTTAACCCAAGAATATCTGCAACTGATTCTGTAACAGAAGTAGACATTGATCTTGATGCTACGGCTGGTACATTTCACGTGTTCACACCAAACATAAATGCGGCGATCGCTAGTAAACATTTATACATGGGTGCTGGATCCGCTTGTGATACTGCATTAACTGCTTTCCGTGGTACTCTTGAAATAGAATATTCAGTATATTAATAGGGGGCTAACATGGCAGATACAGTCGCTACACAAACTATCATTGATGGTAGTAAAACAGCAGTTTTAAAGTTCACTAACATTTCTGACGGAACGGGTGAAAGTGCTGTTACAAAAGTAGATGTTAGTGCATTATCTAATAATTCTTTAAATCAGGCTTGTACGGGAGCTTCAATCCAAAAAATCTGGTGGCAATGTATCGGTATGAAAGTGCAAATTTTATTTGACGCTACTTCTGACGTTCTTGCTATCGAGCTAGGTGAAAATCAAAGCGGCTTTCATGATTACTCTGGTTTTGGTGGTATCCCTAACAATGCAGGAAGTGGAAAAACGGGTGATATACAGTTTACAACAGTAGGACACTCTAGTGCTGACAGTTATACTATTATACTAGAAGTCAATAAGGATTACGGTTAATGGCTACCACTAAAGACGTGAAAAGGACTCCCTCTGGTAAAATTACTTATCGAGGGATGACTTTTCCCGGATTTAACAAACCCAAAAGAACTCCAGGAGGTCCTAAAAAATCTGCTGTGTTAGCGAAAAAAGGTAGTCAGATTAAGTTAGTTAGATTTGGAGATCCTAATATGACCATAAAAAAAGATCAACCTGGAAGACGTAAATCTTTTAGAGCGAGACATAGGTGCGATACTGCTAAAGATAAATTTAGTGCTAGATATTGGTCTTGTAAGGCTTGGTAATTATGGATTTAGTGCATATAATCGATACTTTAATTGGTATAGTTGTCGCAGGAGGAGCTTGGTTTTTGGGAAGTCAAGCCAAGGAGCTTAAAAGAGTAGAGATCCTTTTAAATAGAACAAGAGAAGATTATGCTACTAGAAGTGATACAAAAGATGACATGCAAAGAGTAATGGATGCTGTGCATCGTGTAGAAGCTAAACTTGATAGTGTTTTACAAAAGGCAAAATAAATGGCTATGACAAGAGGACAAATGAGTAAACAAATTAGTAAGCCTCCAGCAAAAAAGAAAACTAAA